AGTGCATGCGGCCTGAAGAACATACTCCTCAGTATTCGGAACGAGGGCGACGCTTGTCGTGTCCCATGCGATGAAGAAGCCGCGGTTCTCCGCTAGGATCTTCAGATAGAGCGTGTGCGCTGCGCCGCTGATCGCGGCCCACACCTCCAGATCCGACCTGGAGTAGTAGCTCTTCGCGTGCGCCAGCGCAAACATCGTCTTCAGGTCCACCTGGATCTCCTAGAACTGCTTCTCCGCATCCTTGGCCCGATCGCCCTTGCCGCGGGGCTGTGCCACCGCCTTCGGAGTCACGTCTTCGTGCGTGATAGGCTTCTTTATCTCGCCCGTCATCACTCCAGAGGTGACGACCTCGCCGCTTTTGTTCACGCCGATCGCGTTCGGAGTCTCAGCCAGCTTCTTCAGAGCCTCCGGGTCTACCGGCTTGCCCTGCAGAATCGCCAGCATCATGGTCATGATCAGCTGGTTCTGCGCCTGCAGCGCTGCCAGCGCCGGGTTTCCGCCTTTGTCGACCGCTTCGCCCTTGCGCAGCGATTGGAAGTACTCCTCACCCGGATCCCGCACGTTCAGCATCTTCAGTGCGCGCTTGGTGAAGCCCATCGCCGATCGCGGAGCTCCGCCGGCAGCCCGGGCCGCCTCGCAGTCGTTCAAATGCGACTGCACAATTCTGCGCAGATAGCCTTCCCAGAGCTCCTGGCCGCGGGCGATCGCGCCGTCCTTACTTGTTGCGTAGGGATAGTGCTCGATCCCCTTCTCCGGATCCTCGAGCGCGGCGTTATAGTCCGGCTTGACCCGCACGACGCCGCGCGACCCGAACTTGGTGGTGATATCCCGCGCAAATTGCACCGCGATCGTGTCGTTGGTCTGCACAACCTCGAGTTCGGTGGGGACCTCGAAGAAATCTTCTTTAGGCGCCAACATCCGCCAGCGCGCAATGCAGTGGACGTCCTGTCCGGTTGGAATTGAATAGGGCAGGACCTCTTCGATCTTGTCCCCGGCATTGAAAAATAGAACTGGCACAGGCTTCTCCCGCAGCTCAGGCCGATATAACAAATATGTTATATTTGCCCGCTGCTCAGGTTTTGGATTGTCGGGGGAACTACTTATTCGGCCTCAGATCGTGCCGCTCGAGCAGGTTGTAGGCCCGGTTCAGCGTCACCCGGTTGAAGCGCCGGTTATGCCGCATAATGTCTTCGCGAGCCACGGCTCGCTGGTTCTCCAGCTCGGCATCGACCGCATCCGAGTGATGGATGAAATTCTTCAGCCCGCGCTCCGTCTGCCCTCCAAACGATTCTGAATAGGCCCGCATTGCCCGCAGCTTCTCGATCACGTGTTCGCCCAGGGGCAGAGGCGTCCCTTGCTCGTCTGTCACCATCATCACGTAACTGCGCTGGCAAGCGTGGTTATGCTTCGGCCGCCCGTCCGGATGACTGAGGCCGCTGTGGTGAGCGATACACATCTCGATCTTCCACACGCCCGGGCGCGATCGCTTCCAGGTCGGAGGCTTGTGCCAGGCGACGACCAGGTCCTTGTCGTAGGCCTGCAGCTTGCGTTCGAACTCTTCCGGATGCGCCGGCGTCTGACGGCCAAGCAGAATGATCGCCATTAGGGGATCCTCTCGTTACTGCACTATACGTTGTAATGTGGCCCTGCAGGCCGTGGTCTCAGAGGACCTGCAGGGCGTCCGCTCCGACACAATTTAGAACACACGTCGTGCCGGACGGCATCTTTACCGGACATACGCCGCAGGCACGTTCAGCGTATCGATGCGGCCGATTGCGTTCGGCCGTGGATACACATAGTTGCCATACTCGCGCATGACGCCCTTGTAAGCCGCGTAGCCCGGATCCCACTTCAACAGCGAGCCGTCCTCTTCCATCCAGCTCAGCGGGGTTACCACACCGTTTTGCACATATTCGCTATTGATAGCGAAGATGGCCGCCGGCGAGGCGTCCACGTCCTTCAGGAAAGGTATGCCGTTGTAGTCGAGCTCCTGGAAGCCGCGGTCCAGCTTCTGGGTGTTCACGTAGCGCTTCAGCGACTGGCCGAGGGCCACATAAGCATCCCACTGTGCATTGCCGGTCAGGAACCGGTCAGGAGTCTCACCGCTCGACATCTCGATGATCGAGATGATCTGCTGCAAGAAGGACTCGGCCAGGCCAGCGCCGCCAGCAGAGATCACGTTGCCGCGAACCATCGCGTAGGAGCCGCGGGAGAGGTTCTGGAAGGTGACGCTCGAGGAGTTGTCGGTGCCCAGCTGCAGCCCAACGTACTCTTTGTTCTGGGAGTTCGCCCGAACGACGATATCGTTGGCTGTCAGCGTCAGCTGAACGCTCACGGTGACGATCTGCGTTGTGGGATCGGCATTTGTGACCGTCACGCCGCCAGCCGGAGTGCGCTGGATGGTGAAGGTTGGGTCCCAGATGTCGATCTGATCGTTCAGCTGCAGGTACCGGGTGCCGAACTTGCCGAACGCTGTGCCGGTCGCTCCAACGAACTGGTTGGAAGCCACCGTGGCTGCGTTGACGGTGGTCAGGGTCCCGGTCCCATCGCCGTACGTCATGATATTCATGTGCTTCATGACGTCTTTCGCGATTTGAGTGACTTCGTCGTCCAAGTGATTAATGAAGGCCTGTTTGTTGTCCTTCGTGTTTTGGATATCCTTGTCGAATACCCTGATCACGCCGAAAACAGCGCGATCGTAGATGAGGAACTTCTTCTCCTGCTGCCGCAAAGGAGTTGGAAGGGTATCGTCAGAGTTGCGAGCACCCACGCCGGCACGGTTGCCACCAATCCGGATCGACACTTCGAGGTGATCGCCACCGAGACGGACGCCCTTAGCCTTCGTGAAGAGCTTGCGAGCCACAGCCGCAAGGTTCTGTTGTTCCACAATCGCGTCGGAGTAGACGTTCTTCAGCAGTCCCCCGATGCGGTTGATCGTGTTTTGATCAGCCAAGGTAGTTCTCCATATTGGTGGATCCGCGGTCGGGGGTCTGCAGAATGGTGCTAGTTGCGCGGGCTCAGAACGTAACTTAAGTTACTTTTCCCACTCTTCACTGGCCGCCGCTAGGCGCTCGTCGCGATTGGCGAGATTACGCTTTTGCTGTCCGGTCTTCAGTGCCGGTGGTGCTCCGCCAGCAGGTACGCGCGGCGCGGTGTTCTGCCGCTTCGTTGCATCTGAAACTTGCTTCTCTGTGTATTTCTTCAGGCGCGCGGCTTCGCGGCCGTGCACCTGGTCGAACAATCTCTGCACATCGACGAAGTTGCCCTTCTCGATGCGAGCGACAACCGCGTTGAAGATGTTCTGCGGAATGAGCGCGCGGATCTCGCGGCCGTAATAGTCCAGTTCGTCCTTGTCCAGCCCTTTGGCCTCGAGCAGCTCGCCGATCTTCCCGCGGAAAGCATCGAAGATATTTGTCTGCCGTTGCTGCTCGGCCGCCCGCGTCTCGTTCGCCTTTTGCTCCTCGATCGTCTTCGCGAGGCCGTTTACCTTCTCCTCGAGCGGATCGGTGAACTTGCCATCGGCACCGCGCTGCTGCCCGCCGGCCTGGTCGCCCTTCAGGAAGTTGTTCTTGGTGAGCCAGGCGATCAAGTCCAGCGCCACACCGGAGGTCTGTTCTTTTGACCATCCGGGGTTCTGGATCATTATGTCCAGCAGCCTCGAGGGCGGTGCCTGTCCCTGGGCGATCTGATAGAGCACCCCGGCATCAGCGAGCTGCAGGCCGAGTTCCTTGGCGTCTGGAATTCCATGCTGATCGAGGATCGGCTGCACTTCATCGCGGAACTGAGCCACCTCCTTGTAGCGAGGATCCGCATGAAGCTGCTCTTCCGGTATCTGCTCTTCGGCGGCTTGCTGGCCTGGCTTCTCCGCCCCAGCTTCAGCGCCGTCCGCTCCGGCCTTTGCTCCCGCGGCGGTCTTATCACCGCCCGCTACGTCTTCCGTGCCTGGCACTGCCGCAGCGGATTCTTTGTCCCACAACTCCAGCGCACGCTCAGCCGATGACAGGTCCGACGCAGATCCGCCGGCATCGCCTCCGCCGGCGCCGCCCTGATCACCTTCTCCCTCGATCGAGCAGATCGATGGCAGTCTCCAAAGACCGCGCAACAGTTCTTCCAAACGATGCTTCATGCTGTTCTCCTGTTCGCGCCGATAAAAGAGCTCTCTCCATGGAGGGCTGTTCTCGGCTTACGAAAATTGGCTGCTCACTCGCAAAACGTGTCCTGGTTGATCTGGCCGTTGGCGCCCTTGTGCGGGCCAACCTTGGGATCGCCAGGATTAATCTGCTTCGGCGGCGGAACCAGATATCCGCTCACCGTCTTCGGAACCGGAGCCACCGCTCCGGTATATGACTCCAGAGGAACATCCTTGCCAGTCGGCCCCATCGTTAGCCTTTCTTGTGGAACGATTCCTTCGGCGCGTCTTTCCCGCGCGGGCCAACCATCGGCGGATGCTCTTCCACAACTTCATCCGTTACCCAATCCGGCTTTCGGTTGCCGAAAGCATCGTTGCCTTGAGGCACTACTTTGAACGCACCCTTCGCGTTGCCGATAGAGTCCACCGCATGCGTCGAGCTCATGCCCTGCTGCAGGCGCTTGGTCTCGGCTGCTTCGGTCTCAGCCTTCTGCGCTTCGGTCAGGTGTTCCGGCGGAACATTCGCGCCGCGCGGACCGGAGCCTACCAACGGATCATGCGCCTCGACCGGATCCTTGTCTCGGAAGACGGGCGTCTCGCCTTTGCGCTCGCCGTGAAACTCAGTCTCGCCCAGAAGAAACGCGCCCTTTTTGTTGCCCAGGGAATCGACCTGCGAGGTGTCGCGGTGATCGCCGGTGCCCTCCGCCGGCGTCGCTTTCTTTACCGGGGCGGGTTCGACCGAGGCAGGAGCCAGCTTGTGTGGATCCACCGGTACCGGCTTGGCCGCGTCAGCGCGGAAGTTTAGGGCTGGCTCAAACGACGGCGGAGCCAGCGCTCCACAAGCAACAGTGGGGGCTTTTGCATCAATCGCCTTGATGTCGGCCGCCACCTCTGTAGATACCGGCGCAACTTCGGGGTTAGAGTCGCCGCGGATCGGCGTCAAAGGCAGTTCAGTACTTGGATCAGGCATTGTTCCCCTTTCATGGCATCGCCGATGCCATCTGATTTCCTTCTGACTCGGCCGCCGAGCTCGACGCCTCCGGAGACGTCGTCTTACCCGGCACACCGTTCAGCCCTGACGGCCCCGCTGGAGGCTGTGCCGCGTGCTCTGCCATCGCTCCTGCGAGCTTCTGTGTCGCCTGCATACGCATCTGCTGCATCTCCGCCTGGGCCTGCTGCTGCGCCATCTGCTGGCCAATCAGCTGCGTAGCCTGCATCACTCGCTGCTGCGCGTCCTGGGGCACCTCCTCGAACTCTTCCGTCAGAGTGAAGTTCGAGAAGATCTTCATGAAGATCGCCAGATTGATGAACGGATTCAGCGCCGGCATCTGACCATTGATTACCGACTCCAGGTCGCGTTCGGCCTTTTCGTACTGGAGATGATCCGTCAGGTTCACCCTGTCCAGGTTCATTTCATCCAGCACATACTCGCGAGTACTCGGATCCGTCGGATCGATCAGGCCGCCCTTTACCAGCATCGCAAACTGGCCTTGCTTCTCGTCGATAGTCTTCGGCCGGGAGCTGTTTTCGACGATCGTGTTCGTGTAATCGCCTTCCAGGTCGCTTCCCTGAAACTGCTTCATCCCCCAACGGCCGTTGAAGCCTGCGACTTTGGTCCGCCGCGGCTCACTCCAGAACTTCTTCGCCAGGATCAAGCACTTCTTATGGCGCATGGCGTGCGCCCGCTCCCAAAGCTGCCGCTGTGTCGTTATCTGCTCCGCTGCCTTCGCTCCCAAATAGGCCAGGCCGCGGAAAGCGGTCACGCCCTGGGGGTTGTGTCCCATCGCCACGCCTTCCGTCATCCCGATCTCGAGGAAGTCCTGCTTGATCGCCTGTCTCAGCGCGAATGCGGATCCAGCGATCGGGTTCGGCTGCACAAACTCCGGCTTGACCTTGCCATCGCCGATCGGCTCGTACTCAATTACATCTGTCGGCGATCCCGTTGGCTTCCCGGTCGTCTGCGTCGACGGCCACAGCCACTTGCCGGCCGCGTTGCTCATGAAAGCGAGCTCAATCAGCGAGTCCAGCCGGTTCAGCCGTTTCTGCAAAGGAATCAAGTCGCTTCCCATGCCCATCGGGTAAACGTTTGCCGGGTCCGTCTGCCACAAAAAGAACGTGTACGGCTTCTCGCCCTCGAGCGGGTTGATTCCACGATCGAGAACCTTGCCGCCGCCGTGGATGATGTAGATTCCCCATTGGTGTAGCTGATCTATCGGATCCAGATCCGGGTCCGGAGCCTCGAAGGGAATGCCTTCATCGTCTTCGCCGGCCTGGACCACTTCCTCCAGCTTCTCCTGCAGGTCCTCCGGGAGCTGATCCCAATCCACATAGGTCTCGGTGATCGTGAGCGCTTCGGCAGACTGCTCCTGCATGTAGTTGTAGTTGACCAGCGACCG